TTTTTTTCCATTTAGATTTTGACATTCTTCAGAGTCAATAATTTCAGTTAGAAACTTATGTTTTTCTTCTAATGAATAATTTGAATAATTTATATGCTTTTTATCTGCCCTACATAATGGACATAACTCAATTTTTTCTATACAACATGAACAAGTATCTTTTGAATGAATACATTCAAATATATCATCAAATACAAAATTCATATTTATTTTTTCAAAACAAATGCTACATGTTGGTGATTCACAATTTCCTTCCATCTTATTAGTTTAAGTCAATTTTAATTTTATAATTTTTTTTATACAAAAAAAATCAATTTTTTATAATTTTATAATTTTAATATTTTATAATTTTTAAAGACAATATTTCATTTATTACTTACTTCAATAAACTTATTTGGTGCATATTACGCATTAACAAAGCCAATGAAGCACCAGAATGACCTCCATACTCTTTATTTATAGATGTCATAATTTTAGTGATTTCATCACTATCTGACCACATAAATCTGTTATTTGGGTCTGAACCAAAATTTCTGATAATAGACCAAGCTTCAAATCCGTCAATTACAAAATATGCTGAACGAATCATTTCTTGAGTATAAATATCATTGTATTGTGGTTGGTTTAAATAGTTATCTAAAGAAAAATCACTCATATTGTATTATATAGTACGTTTTGATAGTAAAGAATACTCAAACAATTATATTTATTTCTTTAAGAATTAAATCAATTTTTTTTAAAAAAAATAATGTAAATGAAAATAAAATTAAAAAAAAGTTTATTTAAAAAATAAAATAAGAACATATATAAACATTAATATGTCTTATGAAATTGAAAAAAATTTTTATATTTTTGATGAAAAAAATATCAAAGAAGAATTAAAAAATTTAAATACAAAATATAAAATACATTTATTGAAAACATATAAAACAAAAGTAAATGGATTAATGGTACGATTACGCGATGAAGGTTTTAGAAAAACATTTACCATTAAACATAAAGATAAAAATAATAATTATAATAAATACAATAAAGAATATGAAGTGAATGTTTCAAATATAGAGGAAACATTAGATATGTTAGAATTATTAGGATTTTCTAATTTTAAGTATTCTGAAAAAATAAGAGAAACATATTTTTATAAAAATTCAGAAATATGTTTTGATTATGTACCAGGACAATGTAATTTTATACAAATAGAAAGTAAAAGTCAAAATGAATTGGATTATTTAATTAACAAATTAAATTTAAAAAATGAAGATGATTCAAAGAAACATCCTGAATATTTTGGAATAAATAAAGATGAATTAAATAAAATAGAAATCAAATACATAAATATAGATAAAATAAAAAAATTAGTAAAGAGGAATGATGATGAATTTGATAATTTAATAAAAAAACAAAAAATAATGTACATAAATATACAAAAAATACAAAAATTACAAAAAAATGAAAAATAATTATAAATAATATAAAAAAATGATTTTATTTAATTAAATAATAAAAACAATAAATAAAATGTTAGTATTTCAAACAGGGAAATTAATCAAATCAAAAATAATTAAACGCCCATCGTCGTCAATAAAAACTCCATACGTGGCTGATATACAGTTAGTAGATGATGACTATGATGTAATAGATAATAATATTTATTTGGCACATAGTCCTTCATTAGGATGTTGTGGATTATCGGACAAAGATGCTATTGTATGTGTAAGTACAAATATAAATCCAAATACAAAAACAAATTATACAGTAGAATTATGTTGTTTTAATGAAACAAAAAAGAATAAAACAAATATAGAATATGTATCATTAAAGCCTAAAAATGCTGAATATATAGCCTATCAATGTCTTCAAAAAGCATTAGTTAATAACATACCTCAATTAATAATTTTAGAAAAAGAAAAGAAGTTTTTAAATTCAAGATTTGATTTTTATGGAAAAGATATAAACAATCAAGAATATATCTTTGAAGTAAAAACGGTTCCATTAGCATATTATGTAGATGTACCTAAAAAAGAATATAAAAAACATCAAACATATATTGATAATTGTGAGTTTAATGAAAAAATAGCATATTTCCCCGATGGATATCGTAAAAATGCAAATGAACCAGTTAGTCCAAGGGCATTAAAACATATACAAGAATTGGAAGAAATAACATTAACTACAAATATAAGTTGTAATTTAATATATGTAGTACAACGTACAGATATTAATTATTTTCAGACGTCAAATATAGATTTAATCTATAAAAAGGCTGTACAAAAAGCATGGTTAAATGGAGTACAAATTAAAGTATTACAAATAAAATGGAATGAAGAAGGAGAAGCTTATTTGCATTCAAATAGTCTTCCAATTCATTTGTTTGATTATTATGGACCTTACATTCTTGAAGATTTATAGATTACATATATACTTTATACCCTTAAACGTCCGTTTCCAAGCAAAATAAATTAACAAAGTTGGCATGTTTCAAGACATATAAAATTTGATTTTTTTGTAAAAGTTTATAAAAAGAATGGTGTTGTAATCCATCTGCATAAGTAGTATCAATAATAACTTTTTTAGAATGACTCAAATAATTAGTTCGTTCTTTTTTATATAACTTTTTTTTTAGTCTCATACATATTTAAAGAAATATTGTTTTTATTTAAGTAGTAGAATTTATATAAATAATAATGAATTATCACTATTTATATAATAATAAGTACTCAGACATTACTAATATTCCTATTTTTTTAGAAATTCCATATAATAAAATGAATAATAATTTCATAAAAAAAATAATATATGATGCAAATAAAATATATAACATTAATCTTGAAAACTGTAAAATATCCATTGAAAATAAAAAAGAAATATTAAAAAAGAATGAAAAAATAAAAACACTTGGGATACATCGTGATTCTGAGCAATATAAATTAAATTTGTTTACAATAATTTATTATTATGATATATCAGATAATATTACAAATAATAAATTATTATTTTATAAAGATACTAAAGAATATAAATATGATTTTATTAATAATAAAGATTTATTTGGAAATTTTCAACAAATTGAAGAATATTTTATAAAAGATGGTGATATTATAACATTTCCAGATAATTCATATCATAAACCATCTAAATATATATCTATAAAAGAAAATAGCAAAAGATTTATATTAGTTATATGTATACAAAAAAATGAATAATATTTATATAAATGTTAAATATCCATTAACTAAAATACAATTATCAAAAATTGAAAAAGTATGGATATTTATAAAAGATTTTTATGAAATAGAAACAGATAATAATACATATTATATTAAAAATAAAAAATTATTTGGACCATATGAATACAGAAGATTAATTATTGATAAAATTTCAAAAAAATATACTGTTAATGAATTTTATGATTATGAAAAAATAATAAATAAATTATATTGGAACTTACACTATCGATTAAATATTACATCAAATAATTGTAATATTGTCAAAAAAAACAAATTAGAAAAAATAATAAAACGTTCTTTTATAAATAAATCTATAAATTATAATCAAAAAAATAGTAAATACTATATTATCTCTGATTATATAAGAAATATAACAGAAAAAGAAAGTAATTTATTATATTCTTTATTAAATGAAAAATTATATAAAAAAATAATGAATAATCCTTTAATTAAAGTAAAAATTAATTTTTCATTGTATTATCCAAATGATTATCCTTTTCCAAATGTGAACAGATGTTTTTATAATAAAAATAAAAAAGATTATTGGAAAAAAAAAATATTTTTAATGTATTATTCAAATAATGATAAATATTGGTATAATTTAATTTATCCTTAATTTATGTTTTATATATTTTATGTATTCTGACCAATGTAGAAACCTAAAAATAATTCAATTATAAAAAAATCAATAAAAATCAATAAAAATAATAAACAAACAATTAAATAACATATTCGTAAATAGATTTATTTTCTTCATAATATATATTCCATGGATATTTAGAAGAATCTTCTTGAATAAGCATGGTATAAAGGACTAATTCATTTCCAAAATGTTTTAGAAGTATCTAAATAATGTTGATATAGTTTATCTGAAACAGAATATCCATTATATCCACAAATATTTAGATTTATTCCATTTTTTATTTTTTCTTTAAGTTCTTTATAATCATTTTCTTTAGCAACTAATAATTTATAAAAATGGCAATAAAAGTATCTACATTGTAAATAATTGTATCTATGTTGATTACCATTTTTATCATAATACATTGAAAATTCAGGAATACTTAAAACAAGTGAAGGAAATCAAATAGAAGCAAATGTAAAGGATATTATATTAGAAAAGGAAATACATGATGAAAATTATCCTGTATATGAACATTGGAAAAAGATATATGTTTATAGAACAAATAATTATTTATTTATTTCTAAACATAAAATTACTTAAATAAAATAATAAATATTTAATAATTAATTATAAAAAAAAAATCATGTATTTGATTTTTATTGAAAAAAAAAAATTGATACCTTTTGAAAAAAATTATTACAAATCTACTTTGTTTTGATTTGTTTTACAAGCAACAGCAAACTCTCAAACTCTCAAACTTAATTAAAATGGTTGATAATCATGATTTTAACTTAATTAATAAATTTTCTTTTAATAATTCTTCTAATAATTTGAAACCTATCGTAACCAAGCAGTTCAGCAGAGGTGATAGCTCTATCGGAGAGGGTCCTGGCGTCCATCTTTCTAAATTAGGAGAACCATAACATAGGAGTTTAACTATTGTTATATGTGACTCTGTCTCTATAACAATTATATAATTATAATATATTATACATTTATTTATAAAGAAAAATCAATTTATAAAATATTGATTCATAGTCTCTCATTAACTCATTGACAAAGAAAAATAATAATACATTATTAATAATACATTATTAATAATACATTATTAATAATACATTAATAATACATTAATAAGTTTTTATAAAAATGTAAAAAGATTTATAAAAATAAATAATTCAGCAATAAATAAAATTTAATATATTATAAAACAATTAATTTCTTTGTAACCATTCTTTCATAAGCAATTTAAATTTAGTAAATAAATAAGTATAAAAAAATCATGTATTTGATTTTTATTGAAAAAAAAAATTGATACCTTTTAAAAAAAATTATCACAAATAAACCAGTATAGTTTATTTGTTAAGAATAAGAGAAGCTAAACAAGAAATAATGGATAACAACAATGTTCCTATAAATGATTACAACAATATTCGTGATCAAGAACACACAATTGTTGATATGTCTGGATATGAAAAAGCTGAAGAAGCTAAAGTAGCTAAAGAAGAAACGGAAGAATGGAATATAAGGAAAGTAATTGAACTTTTACTCTTTCTAACCATTAAGTCTTAAGAGTACTTTCATCATTGAGAATCTCTGATGACACAAAAAATTATAAAACAATTATTTTCTTTTTGACCATTCTTCTTTCATAAGTAATTTAAATTTAGTAAATTCCATATCAGAATCCGGTTCATATTGTTCTTTTTTGCCATCATTATCAATATAATCAAAATATTCATAATGTTGAATATTATTTAATCCATATGTATAACATTGAATAGTAATACAAGTATCACTATTTGATTCTAAATTTTTAAGTTGATGAATTTGGTTTAAGTTAGGACTAATCCAAGTAATATCATCAACGTCAAAATTTGTTTCTCCAAATTCTTTTACACCTTCTGAATCATTACATAAATAAGGAAATAATTTTACATTAATAGAACCACGTAAAACTCGAATAATGGCATTAGAATTAGCATGAGTATGAATAGGAGAATAATGACCAACAGGCCAAATTTCCATAACATAAGGTATTCCAGGAGAATCACCACTATTGCATCCTAAAGTTATTCTTAAGTATGTTTCATTTATATTTGGAACATCTTTATTAAATTCAGTTGATTTTTCTTGTAATTTGTTATAACACCAACAACCTTCAGTTTTAATACTATATTCAATGGCTTGAGTAAATTCAGGAAAGTCTCCATTATTCAAAACAAAATTAGGACCACTAATGCAGTCATAAAGTTGTTGAGCAACAAGATTAAGATGAGCTTTTGGTAAATATTTATTATCTGCAATATCATGTATAGTTAAATCACAAGTATTTTTAATAAGTAGAGGAACATCAGTAATAATTGGATTTTTTAAAAGTCTTATTTTTTGAGTATATACATCATTATATTGAATACAAACAATAGATTCTAAAAAGGATTTATTAGCTTCATAATCTTCATGTTTATCAAATTCCCAAGAAAATTTATAAATAATGGTATCTAAACGAGCTTCACCAATTCCAACATAAATATTTTGGTTAAGACTATCTAAACTAATCCAATAAAAAGCACCATTTGAATTTGTTAATCCATATTTATTTTCGGTATCAATATAAGAAAACGAATTAGAAATATTATAAACAATAACATTTGATTTTGTTAAAACAAATTTTAAACCATTATTTTTTTCTTTATTATAAAAATAAATTTCACAATCTTTAGTAATATTAAGTTGATTAAATAAAAATACTCCTTGACCATGTATAAATAAATTATCGGTTTTGGAAGAATTAAGATTTAATGAGTACATGCAGGACATTATAATAGTTTATAAGAAAAAAAATAAAAATAAAATTATAAACTTAATTTGCAATTCAAAAATTTATTTAATTTAGAAATATATTTTTTTTCAGGAACACAAGAACCATCTATATAAGATTCTAAAACCTTTAATTTAATGTTCATTTGTTGTGCCAATGAATGAAGTGTATAAGAAGATTTATTAAGTGCA